GAGGACGGATCGAGCATCGCCGACCGCTTCATCAACCAGGAGAATGTCTGGTTCCGCGTGAATCAGCTTGTCGCCGCCACCAACCACAATGTGCCGGATGGAACCGAGGTGGACTTCCTTGGCGTCAAGGGCAGCTACGCCAACTTCCTGCGCTCAATGATCGGCCTAGAGTTGGCCATCACTGTCAAAAGCAGGAAGTACGAACAGAATGGCGAGAACAAGACGGCCTTTGATGTTAAGAGCATGAAGCCTGTCGCCGCCTCAGAATCCGAGGAGAAACCGTTCTAGTCCAAAACAGGGAGGGGTGCGCATTCCCAGACAACGCACGATCATTCAATCCCAACGCATCCAATTCGCATCCATGAAAGTCAAAATCGCAGCAATCACAAAACCCCTTGTCGGCGACGGCACAATGACCGCATCCGACTTCATCACGTTCGCCGCCCGTGTCAGCAATCCGTCGAACCAGATGAGTCTGCTCACCGCTCCGAAACTACTGGCCTACTGCATCAAGAACGGCCACTGGAGCATTTTCGAGCAGGCCAGTATGACCGTCGAGATTCAGACGAGTCGTGCTATCTCTGCTCAGATTATTCGCCATCGCTCGTTCTGCTTCCAAGAATTTTCACAACGGTATGCGCCGAGTGATTCGCCGGAGCCGGTCGAACTTCGCACTCAGGATCGAGTCAACCGCCAGGGAAGTGGCGATTCGTTCGATCAAGACTGGGCGTACGACGCGGTGGCCAAGTCTGTTGATCTTGCGTTCAAGATCTATCGCCAGCTCCTCCAGGAGGGTGTTAGCCGAGAAACCGCTCGCATGGTTCTTCCGCTCTGCACGCAAACAACGCTGTACATGACTGGAAACATCCGCTCATGGATTCATTACTTCGAGCAGCGTTGCGCGAAGGGTACGCAGAAGGAACACCGCCAGATCGCGCTGGCCATTCGAGACGGCATTTTTGCCGAGCATTTCCAGGTCATTCACGAAGCAATTACGAGCGAATAAAATGAACAAACCCAAACCCAAACGTCCCGTTGCTAAGATGTTTGTCGTGTCAGACGACACGCATCGGAGACTGAAGGAATACGCAAAGCGCAAAGGCTACAAACTACAATACGTCGCCGATCAGGCGGTGGTGCAGTACCTCGAAGGGGAGGAAACCAAATGACCAACCAACCAATCAACGACGGAGGAAGTGCTTTCCCTTCCCCTCCTAGCCAGCATTCAAATGGTTTCTACTCCACCGGAGAAGGCATGACCCTGCGCGACTACTTCGCGGCGAAGGCAATCAATGAAGTGGGATGGTACAACAACATAAACCAGAGCGCGATTATGGCTTACGAAATAGCCGACGCGATGCTCAAAGCGAGGGGGGAGGCGAAATGAGCGATACACCGATATCAGATTCGACTCCTCACAACGTAGCCGATCTGGGTATGCTGTGCAGGAGGCTGGAACGCGAACTCACCGCGTCCAACGCAATCATCCGGCAGCAGCAATTGTTGGATGAAGCAAACCTGCGGCTTCAAGACCACATCAAACGGTTGGAGCGTGAGGTCGAAGTGCTTCGATTCTACGGAAACAGGGACTGCACAGCGATGGCTGATAAAATACTAGCTAGGAATGCAAAGATATGAACGAAGAACTACTGACCAAACTATTGGAATACATTGACGCGGCAATCGACGCAAAATCTGAACAAGCGAGAGAATCGTCTGACGGAGGATTGGTTGAGGCGGTCGTAAAATTTCGCGTAAGAGATGAACTGTTCAGTCTAATTAAAAAGGAGGACAAGCCGTGAATCTACCAAAATCAAGCATCATTGATGAGATAGCAGATCATCGTGACGAACTGCTAAATGAGAACAGAAAACTCAACCAACGCATCAAGCGGTTGGAGGAGGAATTAAACGAACTCCGTTCAAATGAAGCTGGGTTGCTAAATTCAAATGGAGAACTTGAAAGGCGCATCAAGCGGCTGGAGGAATGGAAGGAGTCGGCATTGGCGGTTGAACGCGAATGGGACGCCAACGCCGTCGCAACAATGCTTGGAGGAAAGCTGGGAGAGTCTCATCGAAAGGTAATTCAGCGGGAAGCCCCCAAGCTACTGACCCGCATCAAGCGGCTGGAGGAGGGTGGGGATGAAGCAATCTACCCCCTTGAATATGCGGCCAGAGTGAGAATTTGGACAGAAGCCAAGGAGGACAAGCTGTGAGCAAGCAATATAAATATCCATTAACACCAGGTTGGTTCGCTTTGGGTGGTTTTTTTATAACGCCAGTCATTGCGGCATTGCTGATTTTGGGAGCTGTAATTTTGCTTACAGCATGGCCGTTTGTACCAATGCTTTTTTATATGAAAAGGAAAAGCGAATTACAACAGATAAAGGAGGCCAAGCTGTGAGTGAATACGAACACAATGAGCATTTGCTCGACGAGATTCAGAGACTCCGTGAATCCAACTTTCACCTTCGCAAAGACTGCGAGGAGCAGAAGCAGCGCATCAAGCAACTCGAAACCGAGAACGACGCATTGCGAGCGGATCTGCTGCTGTGGAATGAGAAGGAGGTAAAGTTGTGAGCCGCTACACACACATCGTGTTGTTCCGAATGCCTCCACTGAATGGATTCAGCATCAAGACTCCAGAAGGTAAGTCCCTAAGCGACGTACGTCCACGCGGCATCGTGCGCGAACTCAATCGTCTCAACGACCGCATCAAAGAACTCGAAGCCAAAGTGGACGAACTCCATGACCTCGAAAAATGGTTGGAGGGAAGATGAAACTCAACGAATCACAAAATAGCCTCATAATTCGGAGGATCAATGAAGTCTGGACTGGAGGCAGGCCATGTCCAATCTGCTCTAAAAGTACCCGATGGGACATCTCGGGCATCCATCAGGTGCAGCAATACAACGAAGGAAACCACTGTCCCGGTGCGGCTATTGCTCCACTGATACTAGTTTCCTGTCGTAACTGCGGCAACACGATCCTATTCAACGCCATCAGTCTTGGAATCGTTGACCCAGACACCGGCAAAGTGAGGGAGGAGTAATGATCGTACCAATCGGTCCTGCCGCATTCGTGTTCCGCCACAAGAGAACCAAGCAAATCGTCGTCGCACCCAGCGAGCGGTGGCATGAGTACTACGACAACGAAGAGGACTGGGAACACACTGCGAGCGTGAATGCTTGCGGAGCTTTGCAGTACATCATCGACGCCAAACCGGCTGAGAGGAACCGATACATCAAGTCGCTTACTACCGAGAAACCATGATCTACTCACAAGCAGGCCAACTGCCTCACCATCAATACTGCTTCGTCGATGCCCGTTTCATCTCCAGCCGCACCGGGTTTATCCCCTGCGTCTGGTTCGGCCTAGTATCCATCCCAGGTCGGATGTGGGGCTGCACCATCATGCTTGAATGCGGAGCGGTTTACCGGGCGGTTCCGCCGCACGCGCTAGCATTCAGCTCCGATCCAGAGCTTGAATGGACACCTCAGCAAGCCCAGCGATGGGACTGCTACGGCACCGACTTCACCACCATCGAGTACACCTTCCTCCGAGGACTCGAATGCCAGGTCAAATGCGCCGATCAAATCATCACCGGCGACTACCTCTTCACCGCCGCTCCCATCGGAGATAGCTGGAGCCGACAACCCAACCAAGCCAAGGAATTCATGTTCATCCGAACCGATGGCGAACGACTCACCATCCAGCCCACCGACAAGGTCATCTTCATCGAGAAGTCATTCACCGAACCTCAATGGCCCACCGGCCTGCGAACCACCGACAAAATCTACACCTGCGAATGAAAACCAAAAAGAAAAGCACAGTCATCACAATCGACTCAGAACTTCATTCCGAGCTGCGCGCTGTTAGCGAAAAGCATGGAATCAAGATCGGATTTCTCGCTGAAAAAGCGGTGAGAGAACTGCTGGCAAAGATGAGCAATACGACGCAAGTAAGCGCATCATTGACGGCAGTCACCCATTAGTAAGCGATTCGTACCGTGTGGTACGGACAACACCCTCTGGCCGTCATGAAGCGGCGGTCGGAGGGACAAATTTCCTAAAACTATGAATCTAAGAGAATACCAACAGAAAGCAGTAGAGTGGGCCAAAACTAGCGATGGACTGATCATCGCTCCGGCTGGCAGCGGCAAGACCTGGATTGCCGCGTCGATCATCAAGCACTTCCTAGAACAGCATCACCTCAAAGACTATCCGTGCAAAATTGGCTGGCTTGCCCCAACACGCGAGACATGTCAGCAAGCGCGCACATCGATCCGTGTTGCCGGTGTGCCTGACGAGATTGTGGATGTCCGCTGTCCGTATGAGTCTGTAGACTTCAGCAAGAAGGACATGCTGATCGTGGATGAAGCGAAGCACAGCCCTGCTGCTGGATGGCGACGCATCATCGAATCCTGTAACGGACTGCGTTATGGCTTTGACGCAACTCCTTGGGGCGACGACCCAGAACGCAACGCCGTAACACGAACGCTCTTCCGCAATCGTCAGTACGAAATCAAGCGCAGCGACATCGGCGATTCATTGGCCGACGCTTATCTCGAAATCAGCGATGCTACCGACCTCAACATCCATCGGAAGATCGACGACAACATCGAGCGGCTG